CCTACACACAGTACGATTCGGAGACTGAACATATTTCACCACGTCGCGGGTTATTGTTTTGTAGATGACCTTACCCGCTTCGTTAGCAGTCGCGGCCTTTTCCTCTACAGGCTTAATGGCATTCTCGGCCTTCTCTCTCTTCTTCGCAGCCTGAGCATTGATGTGATCAGCGTGGGAACTCCATCCCATACGCCATGAAATGGCACAGGACATTAGCAGGATTGCTATTGCGATGATAACGGCGGTTAAGCGACTCATCTTTGCTCCCATAAACACACTTCACGCTCAATTTCCCTCCGGGTAATAAGTCCTTTCCACTGCTTACCTTTGGCATAGGTCCAGCGGCGCAGCTGATCACACGCACCTTTCTGGTCACCCTGGTTGATTTTGCGAAGCAGAGTAGAGGTCTGGAAGTTCCCGGCTCCGACGTTATAGGCGAATGAGTACAGAGCCCCACGCATTGTTTCTGGGATCGGTTTTTTGATGTAAGGGTTGATCTGCCAGGCGACGGTATTCAGGTCTTTATTTAGTAGCGCCCGACACTCTGCCTCGGTATAGGTTTTGCCGAGCATGATGTCTTTACCTGCGTGGCCGTAGCAAACCGTCCAGACACCTACCACATCCTGATAAGGGGAGTATCGCACTCCCTCAAGCCCATCATTACCCATCGGGCCAGTGATGAGTGCAGAGGCAATCGCCAGGGCCCCGCCGCCCACCGCCGCAAGAACAGTTTTACGTAGTGTCGGAGACATTATTCACCTCGAGCAGCTTTTCGCCGGTCTTCTTTAATTTTGAAGTACAGATTCGTCAGGTATGTCAGCAAGCCAAATACCAGACTTCCCAGAACACCAATGGCGGCCCACTGGGATGGGGATACTTTGTCGAGCAATTGCAACATCCAGAACCCCGCGTTACCTGCGGACGTTCCGTAGGCAATACCTGTTGTTAGCTTGTCCATTCGATACATACTCCACCTCCGGGTTAACGGGGTGCTTTGTGTTTGATAAGGTTCAGGACCGGCAGGAGGAAATCTTATCAATGATGATTCCAGGTACCTGAAAATGAAAAAACCACCCTGAATAGGTGGCTAGATAATTCAACGAGAGCTATGTGCCCGGGGATAGTGTATTGTTGCGGACCATTCATTAGGAAATATCATATGCAACAACGCAAAAACTCAAAAAACAATCGCAACTACCTCATCAAATGTACCTGCCCTAGCTGCACCAACCAATCAGAACATAGTTACACCCGAGTCCAGAAAGGCTCTGCGCTGATGTGCCCTCACTGTAGTAAGATTTTCACTCAAGACAAACTTCCCACCGCTTAGGCTTTACATCATCATAATCTCTGGTAATGCATCCACTGCTGCGCTCGTATAGATTAGAGAAGTAAGCCCATTAGGCAATGCGGCCGATGAATACCTGTTAGACGGGTCTCGGCTTACTGGCAGAAAATTAACGTTCTGGCATCGGCAAGATAAAAGGCCTGCCGCAATGGAAGGCCTTTAGGGGGTTATGCAGTATGTGTGGTGCCGGGTGCCTCCCGGTAAGTCTGCCCCAGTCAACAGACCCGCGTGTGTGCTCAAAGAAAAAATTGACTGGTCGCCCCACCGCACAGGGGGATTCACCACACACCCACATTAGCTACACGATATGCGCCTGGTCAATTCAATGTAACCAGTAAAATACATCTTTCGGAAACTGTATAACCTAGCGGGCAATAATTAATCACTGCATATTTAATCATTACAAAAACAACAATAAATTTTCATATCTGTTATCAAATTAAGAAAAAATACTGTTAGGAATTTTCTCACTTAACTCGCACACTACGCCTCACGCGAACCACAATATCCATAGTCTTTCAGAGGATAAGCTCACATGACAACCATAATGATGCTAGTGTTAGCTGTTGTTCTTCTTTTAGTTGCAGTGGGTTCACTGATGTCTTACATCAAAGAAAGACGCGGATATAAAAAAACTTTCAAAAAAAGATATTAACGGTTATCCACTTTTCAAGAAGCAGGGGTAGTGGTACGTAAACATTCCCCCTGTTTTTTTGCTACCACCTTTGGGAACAAAGAACTGCCTTAATCTATAAGTGCTCTCGCTTGTGATGTTCAATTTACCGTTAAAGCGCTCAAGCTGTTGAGCTAAAACCGCAGTCTGGTGCGAATCTTGCGCGTATGAGATTAAACGTGAAGTACAGCACGCTGTAATCCAATTACCATGACCTGATTACTGATGTGAAAAGCCCAAGTAGTGCTTAGGCTAGATTATGAACAAAAAAAACCCGCTTAGAGAAGCGGGAAGAAAGTTGGCAACCAAGGCTGTAACGAAAGGAAGGTGCACCTAATAGTCCGAGCTACCGATTTACCAGGAAAGCCTTCTTTTTTTACCGTTACGTTCGTTAACCATAGCCTGACAGACAAAAAGAGCAAGGCTTTTGTCATTACAGTCACTATGTTAAGGCATTAGTGTGGTGCCGGGTGCCTCCCGGTGAGCATGCCCCAGTCGGCATGGCCCGCGCTGCATTTACAGGTTTCTGTAACTGACTGGTCGCCCCTCCGCATAGGGGGATTCACCACCTCAATAATTTATGATGCAAACATTCAAAGTGTCAATATCTGACCATACCGCCAGCGCCTCTGCCATAATATAAGCCAACAACGCCCACTTAAATTGTATGCATTCTAATACTTAAAGCTATTGCGAAGCCCTGACTCAATGCAGCACCCACTGATATCAGGTAAATACGAGGTAAGTAAAATGCTATCTACTGATAACCAAAGAATTTCAGAGATTTTTGAACGTTTGGCAGAAATAGCAGCTAAAACTTCCGAATTAACAAGTAATCCCAATCTATCCCCTGCTCAAAAGCAGGCAGCGTGTGACAGTTACTTTCGCGAACATGATCAGTTAACAACCGAAGCCCTGAAGATCTTCAAAATATTACTAAAAATCCCCGGTGAACGCTGAAGCCTGTGAGATTACGTATGCAACACGACGATATGACAGGGGTATTGATGCAGCGCATCTCGCGAATACCCCTGTCGTATCGCCGGAAAGCAAAAACCCCGCACGGGCGGGGTCTTCGTTATATTCAGATTGTCGCTTTTTGTCGCTGCCGAGTGGCGCAGCTCTGCCAAGCATGAAGGGATTATCTAACTTTCTGGCCCGTTTTCAATACCAAACAGGAAACATAGCACTTTTTGCTAATCCGCATGAATCGCCTTATGAACGGAAAGGAAAGCTTTTGCTCTGAATATTTCAAGGCACCAGCGCACTCTTTTCCGGGCCTCACTGTCTGTTAACCATGGCGCCACCAGCTGTATTTCCCGTGTTATGTCTGAGATTTTTTTGCGGGTGGTGTAATAGTTAACGCCAACGAGATAAACCGGATCACCCGTTTCAAATATCGCCAGTACACATCGTTCAACAAATTCAACATCATCCTCAGTGATCGCAGCGTCAATGGCGACCGTTGCAGGCTTCGGCCACAAAATGGCATGCGCCCTGCTTAATGCCTGTCGCCCGCGATACCCTTCACTTCTTGCCTGCTCGATTGCTGCCGTAAAGCGTTCTAATGCTTTATCTGACCAGTGATCACCCTTCATTCCTCGCCAGCATGAATGTCCTGATGGTTTACGCGGGGCAGCACCTCCTCTCATCCCTTCCCCCCAAACAGTAAGCAGAGATTTTATCCAGGCGGACTGAATGCCACTAAGGGGAGTGAATCGGCCCAGCCAGCTTTTGCGCGGGGCGGCGGCCACTGTTTCTAATCCTGCACGGTGCAGACGGCGTTGACGTGGTGTCATTCTGTTCTTCTCCTTACTACGCCAGAACGCCGAGCGCGTATGCCCGGTCCAGCAATTTAATAATCAATACCGGCTGGGTGCCGTATTCACGCTCAAAAGCGGCAGGGTCATGGTGCAAAGCACGGTGGTGCTTGCGGCATAATGGGATCGTAAAAATATCGTGGGCCTTGGTGCCTACGCCGCCCTGCCCCCAGCCAATAAGATGGTGTGCATCATCTGCAGGCTGTCCGCAGCACATACACGGCTGTTTTTTAACCCATGAGATAAAGTCAGCTGATAACCATCGGCTCCGCTTAGGTCTCGCGAATAGTGTCGCCGGTGCAACAGGATCGACGTTCACAGGAACCAGAGGTTTGCCCGGCGTTGTTATTGCCGTTGGCTTGATTGCTTTTTCGAGACGGGGAGAAAGAATGCTGGTGGCCGGTACCGACGGAACAATCTCACTCTCCCTGTAAACCGATTTAATGCCATCGTCTTTAATACGCAGGGATCTGCGCGCCATTTCTTCTGTAATTTCATCGCCAATCCCGGCGCCTACCGCCCACCAGCATAGCTCCGCCAGTGACAATGATCGCTGAGCGTCCAGACCAAGCGCGATGCGGGCAGTGTCGATTACCCAGTCAGCGTTGTTAACACCTACCAGTTGATCGAGGGTTTGTTCCGTTTGGTTTTTCAGCTCATTATCACAGTGCCAGCATGCGATTATTACACCCGTCGAATGGCGAAACGGGACGAGCTCATGGTGATGGTAATCGGAATGTGTCCACTGACAGTTTTTAACCTGCCTACGCAACCATGACTCGAGGGCACTAACCCCACCAGCTGCAGTGATAACTGCCTTCTTCATGAAAAAAGGTCTGATCCCCATATCATCCCGCAACGGCTGCCGGGCATCAGGAAGACGTCCACTGGGTATCTTTTTCATGCTTGCCGGCGGCATTTCAACAAGAACTCGGCCGGCACCGAATAACGGCATTAATTCACTACCCGGCTTAAGCAGCACAATTCCAAGATGGCGTGCAATATCCACGTTAAGCAAAGCTCGCATCAGTCCCTCCACACCTTCTGTATGTAGGTCCTGTCAATCCGTGGCGGCTTCTTCGATTCCGGCAACAACACGCGGATCTCCCACGATGCAAAGTCTCTGGATAAGCTTTTCTCAACCACACAGTTATTTTTACGGTATCGCTCCACCAGCTCTGTAGCCTCAGCCTCTGACAGTTGCTCGTGTAAAAACCAACTTTTCTTCATGGCTGATCACCGAACAGTCGCAAAAACTCAATCGCTCTTTCACGCGCACCGGGTTCTTCTGCGATCATTTCCTGCAGCAGCTGCACGGCGAGCAAAGGCTCATTTCGCCCGACGATGGAAATTCCTCTGGAGACACGGCGAGAGAGTTTTATAAAATTTTTTCTCTCTAATGCACGCAGATGCAACAGGACAGCATTAGACGAGCTAACGCCGAGCATATCGGCCAGCTCAGATAGCGTAGGTGGGTAGCCATGCCGATTGATGTAGGCCACCAGCAGATCGAAAACTTCCTGCTGTCGAAAAGTTAGTTTTGAAGAAGAAAGCAAACCGGCGCTCGATGAAAGAGCACCAGTCTGATGGGATTTTGATACTTCGAGGGTTTGCGTCATGGTTTCTCTCCGTGACGCAGCAGGTATAGGTTGTTCAGGCCTATGACGGGATTGTAACAGAATTCTTAGAAATGCGATAACCAGCCCGCTCAAGCATCTGTGTAAAGAGTGTCGGTGTTCCGACTATCTCATCACCCTGTAACGGCATGAATGAAACTTCATCACCGCGCCTGTACATAAGTGCGCGATCACTGTCAGGAAATGAGTGCAATCTCGCAACGATAACACCATCGTGGCATCTGATGACCGCGTAACCATTGTTTAGCAATTCTTCTTTATGTTTCACCAATCCCCCCCCTCCAAACTGGGAAGTTAATGCATACTGTATCAATAAAACCAGTCGTCTGCGCTGCCACTGGTTTGCTGAAGGATTTCCTCAACCTTCTTCTTAGCTTCTTTCTCGTCACCGAGAACACTTAACATGTCGAAGCCTGTACGGTGTCTAACCAAACTCCACTCATCGAACTGTTTCAGTAGCCGTTTTAGCAATTTTTTTCGAGCACCGGTACAGGGTAATTTTGAAGTTCTTCAGTACAATCAATGGCTAATCCAATCTGCATAAATGCCCCGTGGCTTTAACTGTATATTTATACAGTACACTTGTAACTAAGATTGATCAATGCCTTAACAGCACGTAATGTTAAAAAACTTGTGATTGTAGACATAAAAAAACCCGCCTAAGCGGGTTTCGGATACGATTAAATCAATTACAAACTAGCATTTAAACATTTACGGACATACGGACTGGGAGTGAAGAGTAAACCCAGTTATTACTATTTAAAGCTCGTACTCCATCAGCATAAACTTGATTGTTTCCGTCAATGGAGCGCAGTGTAACAATTATTGTAACTGGCAAAGATTCGCGCAATGGAGGTTCGTTTGCGCGTAATGTTGCTTTAGCCTGAATCGCCCAATTACCTGATGTAATCCCTCGAGAAAATTTTTTCCGATGAATTTTAACAGGAGACCATTTGCCACCATGTTCAATCTGAGCGCTCTCATATCCTGATTGGCCTGTTTCACCTTCCATAGGGACTTTTCCTGTTATCGAGTTGTTTTCGATTAGGCCGAAACTTAACTCAACATTTGCTCTAACATATTCGCTACCTGCATTAGGATCCAACGGTGGAGCGTACGCAGCTGTAATGATAATCTCTCCTTTAAATTTACCATCATCAAGTAGTGATACCGGTATAGGATAGTTTTCTTTTCGCCAACGCATACCCGGTACTAATAAAGTTTGGAAAACAAGCGTAAAACGATCATCAGAATCATGGAGAGTCTCAATGATTTCTTCAGGTAACCCCGCACCATAGTAACGTCTTTCATTGGTACTGTAATCTGGAGATGATAATTGTGCTGAGTGAATAAGTAAGGCTTTCACTAAAGAGGGAGAAACACTAAACTCTGGATTAGAATCTATTTTTTGCCATGTATGTGCTGCCAGACTCGAAACTATAGGCGCAGAGAAACTTGTTCCGAAACTTGATGTTAATCGATTGTCTGGTCCAAGAACTTTTAAACTACTCAAACCTGGGGCCCAAGGCGCATGAACACCGCCACCAGCATGTACGATATCAGGTTTAGGTGTGAAAATTGGTCCGGGCCCTCTTCGTGAGTATGGTGTTGGCGTACCCACTGAACTTAAAGATCCAGCCGCATCAAGATGGGAAACTGAACCAACCGTAAGCGCTCTAACTGACTCCCCAGGGGAAGATATAAGATCTGCATTATTAAGGCTGTGCGGGTTAGGCCAAGTTCGTCGAGGCTGTGACAAATAATTTCCAGCTGCAAGAACAAATAAAATCCCATACTGGTCACTTAATTTATCAAGAGTCATGGCAAACTCACTGAACATATTGGGATCACAAGGCCCGCCCCCAAGCGATAAATTCCAAACTTTTATATCTGGACGCTTTGAAACTGCGTCTGTAAGTCTTAGGATCAAATCAGATGTATAAGACCCATTTTCTTCTAAAGCGCATACATCATGAACTTTTGATCTAGTGCTAGGTATCCAAGCATGCCCATCATTTATATGATTAGCTCCCGAAACAAGAGAAGAGACCATTGTTCCATGTTCATAGCGGGTATCCGGTGGAACAACATAAGTTTCATGACTTGTGACCCAAGGGGTTAGCGTAACGGCAACAGGGCTTACTCCAGTATCGAAAACTGCTACGATAGGTAATTCTGCATTTGGTGATTGGAAATCAGAAACGACAGACCCATTAGTACTACCTGCGCTTACAGGAAAAGCACTATATTTTGGCTCAGGAATTAAAGTTCGTACGCCAGGATGGTCTATTAGAACTTGTAGAAGTGGATGGTCAAAATCCGTTAAATTCTTTAACCTTAATAAGGGTAAGCCGCGCCTTTGCCTTATTTCTGAAAATTCAATCTCGCCGTCCTCTAATAAGTTTAAAATGCTATTATAATTACTACCAGTAGCATCTTCACCTGAATATTGGAAAAGTCTCACCAAAATATGACTTGCTTCAAACAACGATACTTTGCCATAGGGTAGTTTACGAGATTCATCCCATGGTTCAATTCTTTCTATAGCGCTAAGATTGGCCACTATCTGTTTAATATTGCGATGGAGAATTACTGTTTCAAGTACATCAAAGCTTCCTGAATGAGCTGCTACTAGCATTTCATCGATTCTTGCATGACCTGCATTTTGCAAACCAGCCTCACGGGCTAGTTTGTTGGGTCTATGAGACTTTGCAATACCCTGTTCCCTTAGCTTAAACACTATAGTCCCCATGCTACCGGGAAAACTACTTAATTTTGATTGCAAATACTGCTTGGTTGAAGAAAGGTTACCAACTAACCCCTGCCGATATTCAGGGGTTACATCTACTAATTCTTTAGAACCGCCACCAGTTACATCAATCGTACCCAAATCAGAACTGGAGAATGGTATCCTTAAAACTGGATTGGTTACTTTTGCATTATTAGACTGAGAGCCCCTTCTGTTCATATGACAACGACTCCTTGATAAGGTTGCTTATGGCTCTTGTAGAGATCCCATACAGCTCGGCAAGAACCCTAATTGAGAAAGTTTTTTGATCTTTAATTCTAAGCCAACGAATTTCATCTTCGTAGGTACTTAACGTTATACTCTCAAGGAGAGCTTGAGCAAGATATAAACGCCTATAAAGTTTAGGGCTGCTCACAAATTTATCACCATTTATCACCGCATCTCTTCGAGCATCCATACAGACTTGCTCTATGACCGCACCTGACATTCCTTCAGATTTCCGTGAAAGCTCATTCAAGTCTAACTCATTGGAATACATTGATTTAAGCCTGTTTTTCCAAAGTAACTCCCTTTGGCTTTGATCGGGTAGTGGCATCGGTATTCTGAAGCTGAAACGACGCCAAACTGCAGGATCTAAGAGTTGCTCATGATTCGTAGACGCAATTACAATCATGTTATCTGCTGCAGCATCAATATTTTGCAGTAACGAAATTACCACCCTTTGTAGCTCACCAATGTCACGTTCATTTCCTCTCGCGCCTGCTAAAGCGTCAAACTCATCGAGGAACAGAACACAAGGATACTGACTTGCATAATCAAAAACCTGTCGCAAATTCTTACTTGTTTGTCCCAACAAACTACTCATAAGTGTGTCGCAACGCACCGTCAACAAAGGGATACCTAACTTCGAAGCAATGTATTTCGCTAATAGCGTTTTGCCTGTACCGGGCACTCCATACACTAAAAGTCTGTTAGGTAAAGCAGCTTCTGCTTTGACAAACTCATCAAATCGCTGGACATTTGTAATGAACTCTTCAACACGCGCGTTGATACCTGAAGGCAAATAAAGCTCTGAATGACAAATTTTGGGATAACTGATATCTACGGTATTTAGTCTGCTATCAATATCTACTGGAAGAGAGGACATCGTTGTGCTTCCCCCAGCTTTCTGAGCACCAATCAATGCCTGGGGAGCCCTCATTAAGCGTTCACGAATCATCTTAGCTTGCTTAAACTCTCCCGCCTGTTCAAGCTTATCAGCCAAGAGACCTGCGTAATTACTTGCCATGGAAGCATTTGCTTTTGTGGCACCCTCTATAATCTTTAGCACTTCAGATAAAAAATCCATAATCTCCTCTATATCATGAGCAAAGAAAAGCATGCATGAAACGATTTTAGCGCGTATCGTAACGGATTTTTATATTTTTGATACGTTTTTTTGCAAAAAAAGCACAAAAGACAACAACAAAACATCATTTTTTCAGTTTCCGTCTCGTTTACGATGTATCTCTCGATGCCTCTACCGATTACCCTAAAGTAGCTTCTTAGTGGTCTCTTCCATCGCCGTAATGAGTCGACAATTATAAATAACCGCATGAAATTAAAAGTTATTTTAGTATGCACAATGTGTATTTTGATCACGTCATAGGTTACGTCCTCCCTGCCTCGCGCAAGCAGTCATTAAGACGCTTGGCGATACGGGCAACTTCTACAGCACCTAATAATTCTAAATACACCTCAGCATATCTTCCCCATAGGCCCTTTTCCCCTAATGTCATTGCTTTATATTCAGCACTTTGCCATGTCCATCTCTTCGGAAACATCGCCAACGTCGCAGTTGGGTTGGTAGTGCTCGAACACCGATACCTAATCTTTATGCGTTAATGAGATGATGATTATTCAACACTCGATTAGTTGGTCAACCCTGCTACTTTTCGGCGTTTGTACTCTTCCATCAGAATTTGTGCTGGCGTCGGCCCTGCTGGATGCCTCGGTGCTGCCAACTGCTGACGAATTGGCGGAATCGAAAACCCGTTAGCCAGGTGTTTGGTCCATTTCGTGAGTAAGTTATCTGCCAGTTTTTTCAGCTCTCCCTCCGTCAGGTTCCTCTCAACTCCGGTTCTGCGCATCTCAATGCAAATGTGATACAGAACATCCTGTTTCCATGGGTATTTGTCGCTTCCCGAATATCGGTAAGACTCGTTTCTCCAGCGTTTGTACTCCGCCATCACTGCATCGGATGTCAGATTGAACGGGTTAGCACCGCTAGCAGATACCAGCGCGACGAACTCAGCGAGATCCGGCGGCCATGTGCTGCCCGCGGCGCAACGCTCCATGCACTGCCGGCAAACCAGCGTAATCTGGGCTTCACTCATCGACCCAATCTGAGCGATCCAGAGTTCTGATGGTTCCTCTCCGTTCTTCAGGATCCATCGGTTCGAAAAGATTTCGCCCATCACTTCCCATAGGCGCCACGCCGTTTCTACGGCCGTCTGTTCCCGCAGCTCGCAACCGTTGCTCACGGGCGGCTCGAATCTGTTGAACAGCTCTGGATGCTGCTGGCTCTGCTCGTACTCCCACATGATCGTTACCCCCATTCACTGGTTTTTTCTGGCGGACTTCCGCACGGTTAAGATGTCTTGCTAGTTTTTGCTCCCACTGGACCTGGTGAAACGCCCTGCCTTCAGCCTGCCAGTACGCGATGAAGCTGCTTAACTCGGCAGCAAGATTTATCCCCGGTCTTAATGGCATTCCCCAAATCGTTGCCAGTCGGGGAAAATCCTCGGAAGGTTTCCACCCGAAATACATCGCAAATTTTCCGAATGCTTGTGTTTCACCAGGAACTATTCCCGGTTGATTCGGATAGTCAGGCACAACTGGTTCGACCAGAACCCTATGTGTGGGGGTTATATCTTTTGGTTCCTCTGGTAGATTCCGGATCCCGTTTTTGGGATCGTTTGACGGAAAAAACGGGATCGTTTGGTTGTTTTTCGTACAGGAAACAGTCCCGTTTTCGGGTGCCTTTTCAGCTGTAACAACCCCGTTTTCGGGTATGTTTAAACGATCCCGTTTTTGGTAATGTTCCCGTTTTTGGGTGTGTTCAATTTCAGCAACGCTTTCTTCCACACCAAGAAGTCGGTAAACCGGGATTTGTTTAGTCTTTCCACGCCGTTCACCTGTATCTTCAATAAGCCCGATCGAAACCAAATACTGCAGGCTCGACTGGACCGTTTTCTTATCCAGCTCAGTTGCTTCAGCCAGCGCAGGAATGGATGGAAAAGCACAGAGATCAGCTCCGCACATGTCAGCCATCCAGGTCAGAACAGCTTTTGCAGAGGACTTCCCTGTCTTGACTTTTTTGGCCCATCGCATTGCGTCAATGCTCATGAAGCCCCCCTATTTTCTGTACGGTACTCATTGTCAAAACTCGATTAAAAAAACTGTGGCGCTACGGCGCTTATGCTCGCCAGTAGTGGTCCCGCCGCATCTGCAGGAAGCATGTTAAAAAGTGCAATTGCTGCCTCCCGAATTTCACGCTCTAACTTTTGCAACGGAGCGCCAAGCAATTTTGCCTGGTGCGCTTCGCTACACTCTTTGATTGCTTGAGCCACCAGCTCGCTTTCAGTCAATCCAAGTTTCAATCCGTGTTTGCGCGCAATCTCAATAGGCATTGCATCAGCGATCGCTCCTGAAAGCTGCATGACGTAACTGGTGTACTTCTCTGATCCAGATTCGTTTTTCAGGTAGCGGTACAGATTTTGTTTATTAACGCTGATGCCGCGACCGTTTTGTTTCTCCCACTGTTCGGCCACCAGCTGTGCGACGAGCTCCTGCGCGCGACCAGGTAATGAAGATTCCCATTCCTGAACAGCGGCAAAAATAGCCCTACACTTCTGGCGATCGCGGCGCGTCAGCGAATAGTGATTTTTGGTTTTCAGTTGCACCGCCATGTCTTGGGTATAATTTTCAAAAGAGATGGTTTGCATTTTTATTTCTCCCTGGGATTTGAGGGTTCTGGAGGGAATACATCATCAAGCGAACAACTAACCCCTAACGTATTAAGTGCGGCCACGATATGACGAGAATCAGCTAGGCTTGGAACGCGTAAGGATTTTTCATAGTTGGCTAACCGAGGTTGGTTCCAACCAGCCGCCTTAGCCAAGGCTTGCTGCGAAATGTTGGCTTTTTTCCGTAAATGCGAAATGTAGTTCATACAGTTCTCCTGTTGTGTAAAACAATGTTCACATATCGTGAAATAACTGTCAATACAAAACGTGAATCACCAATATTCACTCTTCGTGATAAAGTGAGGGTATGAAGACACTTGCTGAAGAAATCGGTGAGCGCATCAAGGCGCTAAGAACTGAGAAAGGAATGAGCCAAGGGCAGCTTGCGAAATTATGTGGCTGGTCTGGGGCGTCGCGTGTCGCCAATTATGAATATGGCAATCGAAACGTTGGTGTAGATGATGCATTGTCCTTAGCGAAAGCATTAGGCACCACGCCCGTTATGATTTTATTTGGCGAACAAAGTGATCCATCGAACTGGTTAACAGACAAACAAAAAAGGGTTCTTTCCCTATTCAATCAATTGCCTGAAGCTGAACAGGAACGCATGATCGATACCTTTGAGCTTAGACTTAAAGAAATTGATGAGTATGTAGAAAAATACCTACGCGGAAGATACAACCCCACCTAACTCAATCAAAAAATAAGCATTGCATAACCGGCCTTGAGCCGGTTTTTTTGTACCCTTACCAATAAATTTCACAAAATGAGTAATTTTGATTTCACATTTTGTATTGACAACAATTTCACGACATGTGAAACTTCAAAACACACAAAGCAGTATGGGTCATCGAGGCAGGAAGCCCACGTAGTAGCTGCCGGCGGCATACGAAACACCGGATGAGATGACGACAAGAAGAATTCGCAGCAGGTTATAACGTTCCGCCGGCCGGCGTTACAGGCATGAGATAGGGCATCACTATGAGAATAGATATATCCAAGATAGGGAAAATTTACTTTTTACTCGTCTCCCCAATCAAACTCTCTGTCGCGCAGGATTTGGAGGCCCGATTCGGAGACCGCGTAATCATTGCAGCTTTTGGTACTGATATCACGTCCATGGGCCTGGCACCAGGTGATGAAATCGTAAGTGCTGGCTACCACCTTCACAGCCTGGATACCGCTGTTTTCGTAGCGCTCCACCATGCTATCGGTGCGGATACGCCAGTCGTGGTAGTCAAAGGGAAGGACGTAAGCATCTGAAAGGATTTTTTGGAATTCTTCATAGTGAGCGGGATTTTCGTACCAGAAGACAGGTATAGGGCTACGAGACATTTTGCTCTCTTTTATTTGGCTGTGTGAGAGCGCCAAGAATACCACCGAGCCTGAAGTGGTGAAAAGACAGGCATCACGACTAGTAGGTTTTGCAATGCGGTGCATGCGGCTATGCGCACGCGGCACAGTTAAAAAATAAACATGGCGGTTATTCACATGTTGTGGGGAAAAAGTTGTCGGCGGTAGTTGTTAACTGGCTGCCGTCACCGGGAGGCACCCGGCGCCGCATTGCAAAACCACATGCTAATACTGAGTTAACTGGAGATAACTATGAAGGATTTTGCCCGAGTACCTACCGGCAACCAGGCGACCCGCCTGAACTGGTTCGAGGTGAGACTACGCCAGCTGTGTTACTTGCTGGCGCAGAAAGGAAACCCTGAGGCTGAGGCATGAATACCCTGTTTGCCCTTGTCATCAGCGTATGTGCTCTCACTGGTGAATGCTCTGATGTTCTGATCGGTGTTTATCCATCAGAGGCCAGTTGCAACAGCAACGCCGATGAACAAAAAGTACAGGGCCAGTGCCTCCCCTACCGAAATGCACAAAAAATGGCTGACGACCAACAGCCTGCAGTGAGTTTTTGAATCGAGTTTTGACCAATGGCCGTTACGGCCGGAGAAGTGATTATGGAATTTGGAATGAAACGCGTTCTGGCATCTGTCCAGGCCGCCGCCACTTTGAATAAGCTCTATGACGGCTCGCCCGTTTCACTGACGGCCATCAGTAAAGAGTCAAAGCTGTCTACTTCATACCTTGAGCAGATCTTCAAAAAGCTGCGGGCGGGTAACCTGGTAATTTCACAGCGTGGCCCAGGTGGTGGTTATAGCCCCCGCGGCGATGACATCACCGTTACAGAAGTGATCACTGCGGTATCTAAACTGCCAGCCCATAAAACTTTTGAGCCTATCCTGCGAGCGCTTGACGACGTTCGCGTATCACAGCTGCTGCGGGGCGATTCGCCAGCCCCATAAAGCACAAAACCCGCGCAAGGCGGGTTAAGTACCCGGTCAGCCGACCAAAGCTTTCCGGAATCGAGTTTTGACCAATGACCACCACCAGGGCGGCTGCCATCAGCTGCCGGGTATCTTACAATCCAAAGGAGCCCAAACGCAATGAACAACTACCCGTATCTCATTAAAGCGAAGGCAAAAGCAAACGAAGCGAAAAGTCTCTTCTGCTGGTTCTCTGCTAAATCCGATTCTCGCGCCGAGCGCAAAATCCTGGACATCCTGGAAGACGCTGAAATTAACGTTGGCCGCGGCGCCAGCCATCAGCTGCCGATCCGCACCAACTGGCTCATCGTTGATGACTTACCGGAAGAAGGTGTACTGGATGACACCTGGTGCGATCGCTACGAGCTTGGTGGTGAAGACGGGCTGACATGGCAAAAAATCGTTGCGCCGGCGGCTGCTGAACCACAGCCCTCCAGTAAACCTGAAAACGATATGTCTCCTGCAAATAGCGATGAAGAGGACTATTCGAACAATGAAGAAGCACTCTTCAACCTGGCGGAAATGTCATTCCGCACGCAGCTGCTTGCCCAGTATATGGCCGACGAGCGTCACGTGTATCACATTAGCATTCCTCATCGTAACCGCCTTTCAGCGATGGAAATGGATACGGATAATCACGGTGTGCAGAATCTGCTGCTGACGGCAGAAAACATTCCGGAGCTTAAAAAATATGATATGCCTGGCCTGTGGAAATTTACCAGTGCATTTAAGAGCGTATTTCCTGTGGGGAAACGCCATGAGCTCGGCAAGCAAATTCAGTTCGCCAAATTGTGGCTTGAAACGTCGCACATTGACCGCGGGATCCTTACAAAGGAATGGGCTGCTGGAAACTATATCACCTCAATAAACAAAACCGATGCCGGCGCCAATGCTGGCGGCGGTAACAAAACTGACCGCAATCCGGATTATCAGCATTCGCTGGATACTCTGGATATAGAGATCGCCCTTGCGACGATGCCTATGGATTTTGATATCTATAATTTTCCGGCATCAGTCCATCGCCGCGCGAAGGAAATAGTACAGAAGAAAGAAAGTCCATTTAAAGAATGGTCTGCAGCATTACGGAGCACACCAGGCATCCTTGATTATTCCCGTGCAGCGATTTTTGCACTGATCAGGGAAGCATCCAGTGGAATAACTCCTTTTCCAGATCGGTTGCGTGGCTACATCAACGCGAATCTGACTGAACATAAGCATGATACCCCAAGCGCTGAAACGCTTGCCAAGGCGGGGCATATTCCATCTGCTGCAGTCACACTGGATGCAATAAACCAAGCAATCGCCGGAGAGGATAGCAGCGCAAAACTGGAAACACTCTCCTCCGACTTCAAAGCAGTTGGTACCGAACTGGTAAAAGAGGCTCAAAAGCAACGTCCAGACGCTAATCAGGTTCTGGCCTCCGAGCGCGGCGAATATGTTGAAGGGATTAGCGACCCTACGGATCCGAAGTGGGTAACCGAAGACCTTACTAAGACCAGGCAGCCTGAAGTTTCAAAAATTGGGGACGGAGTATTTTCCATTGACGGTCTTTTTGACGTTACGGGCAAGGCTAACCAAAAAGAAAAAACAGATGAAGTTGTTCATCAAACGGATGCTGTAGATATTGAATCCGGTCATCATAATAAGCAGGAAGATCAGCCAATTGATTATGTTCACATTATGGTTGATCTGGAAACCATGGGTAAAAAACATAACGCCCCTATCGTCGCTATTGGTGCGGTTGTTTTTGACCCGGCAACCGGCTCTATTGGAGAAAGTTTCTATAAAGTCGTATGCCTTGAATCCTCTGTGAACTGGGGCGCCGTAATCGATCCATCTACTGTTATCTGGTGGCTTAAGCAGTCCTCCGAAGCACGCTCTGCGATCGTAAATGATGATGCTATCCCGTTGCAGGATGCATTACTCCAGTTCAGAGAATTTGTTTCTGATAATGTCGCTGGTGGGAGCAAAAAGGCGCAGGTATGGGGTAACGGTGCGTCATTCGACAACTCTATTCTGCGTTCTGCTTACGATTGCATTGCTGAAGATTATCCGTGGGAATACTGGAACGATCGGGACGTACGAACAATGGTAGAGCTCGGCCAGGCCATTAGCTTCGACCCCAAAACAACGATCCCGTTTGAAGGGTCTCGTCACAATGCCCTCGCTGATGCTATTCATCAGGCCCGCTATATATCAGCGATCTGGCAGCGAATAATTGCCGGCAATCAGGTGCTGCAAAAATTGATGCAAAACTGATTTTTTATTTTCAGATACTGGCCCAGCAATGGGCCATAATGAGGTAAAACATATGCTCCAGATGTTAACCCTTGAAGAGTGGGCAAACGAGAAATACAGAAGCAATCCTCCAAGTGTTTCCACTCTCAGGAATTATGCTAAACAGAATATGTTTTCTCCCCCAGCCAAAAAAGAAGGTCGATTCTGGCGCGTCAGGGAGGATGCTGAGTTGGTTGGTACATTGACCACTCCTGTAGTAAAGAAAAGCGACCCTGTTCTTTTGCAGAGGATTTTGAACGATGGCTGCCAGACCACGTAAGAATAATATATCTATTCCAAATTTATACCCGCTCTACAGTAGAAAGGTTAATAAAGTATACTGGCGTTATAAGCACCCGATAACGGGTAAGTTTCATAGTCTAGGAACAGATGAAGCAGAGGCCACGGCAATAGCTATTGAAGCAAATAAAAGACTGGCGGAACAACAAACCCGCCAGATAATGGCAATCACTGACAGAATTTCTACCAGCTCAGGAAAATCAATATCAACTAACACCTGGCTTGAACGTTACTGGAAGATTCAGCAGGAAAGATTAAAGTCCGGAGATATTAAAGAAAACACTATCAAACAAAAAGCAAAACCAGTATCTCTGCTTAAGGAACGGGTGGGAATGAAATTAATATCCGCTGTCAATGTTCGAGATGTTGCGCAAATTCTTGATGAATATTTAGCGGAGGGACAACCCAGAATGGCTCAGGTCATTCGCTCTGTCCTAATAGATGTTTTTAAAGAAGCTCAGCATGCGGGAGAAGTACCTCCTGGTTATAACCCTGCACTAGCAACTAAACAACCTCGTAGAAAGATCACTCGCCAGCGCCTCACTCTGGAGGAATGGCAAAAGATTTTTGATATAGCCGATGAAAATCACAAATACATGGGGAACGCCATGCTTTTAGCCATAGTTACAGGACAGCGACTAGGTGATATATCCCGTATGAAATTCTCGGACATCTGGGACGATCATCTACACGTTGAGCAAGAGAAAACCGGAAGCAAAATCGCTATACCATTAGCTCTGCGTTGCAACGCAATCAACTGGAGCCTCCGAGATGTAATCAGTCGTTGCCGGGATTATGCAGTAAGCCCTTATTTGGTTCATTTCTTTAGAACCACCTCACAGGCTGAGCGAGGAGCACAGGTGAAACCCAGAACACTGACCATGAATTTCAGCAAGGCAAGAGACAGTGCAGATATTGACTGGGGACAAGGTACACCGGCAACTTTCCATGAACAAAGATCGCTTTCCGAGCGGTTATATAAAGCCCAGGGTATAAACACGAAAGATTTACTTGGACATAAAACTCAACAACAAACGGATAGGTACCATGATGATCGTGGGAAGGGGTGGACAACGGTGGCCTTATGA